GGCAGCGTGGGCCGAATTGGCGCCAGCTGACCGTGCCGGCATCCCGCAAGCGGTGGCGTTGTGCGCTCATCATTCGTTGGCCCACCACCCCCAACGAAAGCACCCCACACCATGGCTGAGCAGGCTGTACCGCTGCTGCGTGAACGCTGCCCGTGGGCGCCTGAGAGCGCTTTGCTGAAGATGTATTACGACGCGGGCCATGAGCTTGATGATCCGCCGGGTAAAGGGCCTGTGGAGTGCGTGAAGTGCGGCGCCCAGGCGATCGATCTGTTCGAGGACGCGGCATACGGGCCAATTCGCAAGTGCGTGGTGCAAACCATGGCTGATGGGGGCCTGCCACATGTGGAGTTCTACCAGCACGACTGGATACCAGCGTTCGCAGCCTTTGTTCCCGGTGCTACAATGCCTGCCCCGGACGCAAGGGCGTTCTGCGTTCTTAATCTGCAGGCCTTTTTGGGGGCGGTTGAAGCTGACGACATTCCTGCAAAAGAACTGCCTTACTTCATCGCCGAAAGCATGATGCACGAGATAGTCCATGCGCTTGAGCAGTGGGCGTCTGTCGAGTTCAGCGAGGAGCGCGTCGAGGCATTGCTCGCGAAGTACCGTGACGAATCACCCACCACCAAAGACCAAGGGGACAAGCGGTGACCGAGATCGAGATCACCCAAGAGGACATTGCGCTCGCTGAGACGCATTACCCGCCCGACTGCTGGAGGCGAGAAGCGATCATGGACCTCGCAGGGTTCCTCGCAACGGCCCGCCAAGCAGCCCGCGAGAGAGCGCTCGATGAGGCGGCTGAGGTGGCTGATGTGGAGGGGCGCCGCAATCAGTTCATCTCCGATGATTTCAAGCGCGGCGACACTAATCGGAATAGTGCTTGGAATCAGATGGTCGCGTCCGATCGCATCGCATCACACATACGCAAGCTGAAGGAGGCATAGCATGGCTAGAGGACAAGGAGAACGAACTGTGGTAGGACACGGGCATGCAAGCGCAGTGGTGGCTCAAGGCCCTTATCGGCAGAACATGGCACAGGCTCTACAAGCGCCATTTGCTGTGGCAGACGCCCAAGCGTCCGGTGAACGAGAATGAGAGTCGGGGTCGCCTGTGATTTGGTTTCTGGCCATGATCTTAATTTGGCTGATGGGGCGCCAGAAGCTCATCAGCATGAGCCTTATCAAGGGGCGGAGGCTTGGCCGCTTCCGGTTCTGACATGAGCGTCGGGAGGCCTAGCCTGTATGATCCGAGCTATTGTGATCGGGTTCGAGATTTAGGCCGTGAGGGCTGCTCGGTAGTCGAAATGGCAGCTGAGATTGGCGTATCGCGCAACACGCTCGAAACGCTTTGGACCCAAGCTCACGCGGAATTTATGGAAGCCTTGGGCGAAGCCCGCGATCTCAGCCAGGCGTGGTGGGAAAAGCAGGGGCGCACGAACCTGACTGCGGACAAGTTTCAGGCGTCGTTGTACAGTCGTTCCATGGCCGCTCGCTTCCCTGCTGACTGGCGCGAGAGCAAACAGATCGAGCATAAGGGTGGTGTGACGGTCACGACCGGTGAGCATGACGCAGACCTTTAAGCTCACGGCCAAACAACGGCAGGCGCAGTCTATCTGCGCTGGGCCGGCAAAGCACGTGATGCTGTTTGGTGGATCGCGATCGGGTAAGACCTTTCTGCATGTCCGCAACGTGATTATGCGTGCCCTCAAGGCAGCAAACAGTCGGCATGCTATTTTCCGTTTCAGGTTCAACGCGATCAAGGCTTCAATCGTGCTGGATACCTTCCCAAAGGTGATGCGCCTCGCATTCCCTGGGGTGCCCTACAAGCTCGACAAGACCGATTGGTACGCGACGCTGCCGAATGGGTCAGAGATATGGTTTGCAGGCCTGGATGATGCCGAGAGGGCAGAAAAGGTGCTCGGCATGGAGTTCGCCACAATCTACTTCAACGAATGCTCTCAGATCCCTTATGTGTCGCTGCAGACTGCGCTCACCCGCTTAGCGCAGCAAGTCGAGCAGGAAATCGATGGCGAACGTAGGCCGCTTCGGCCCCGGGTGTTCTACGATGAGAACCCACCATCAAAGGCGCATTGGTCGTTTCGGCAGTTCATCCAAAAGATTGATCCTGAGACCAAGCAGGCGCTTGCTCGTCCAGAGGACTACGACTCATTCAAGATCAACCCTAACGACAATCGTGATAACGTCGCAGAGGACTACCTACAGACGCTTTCCACCATGTCGGCCCGTATGCGCCGCCGCTTCCTTGATGGGGAGTTTGGAGAGGCTGTGGCCGGTGCCCTGTTCACTGACGAGATGATCGAAACGTGGCGCGTCACCGATGGTAGGGTGCCTGACATGGTGCGCATTGTGGTCGGTGTTGATCCCTCTGGGGCTGGCGACGAAGAGAATGCGGACAACGACGCGATCGGCATTGTAGCAGCCGGCCTTGGCGTGGATGGCAATTGTTATGTGCTGGAGGATGCTACGGTCAAGGCAGGCCCGATGACGTGGGGGCGTGTCGCAACATCGCTGTTCGACCGCCATGAGGCTGACGCGGTGGTCGGTGAAACGAACTATGGCGGGGCCATGGTCAACCATGTGATCCAAACTGCCAGGCCTCGCACCAGCTTTCGACAGGTGACAGCGACGCGCGGCAAGGTTGTGCGCGCTGAGCCATTTTCTGCGCTGTATGAGCAAGGCAAGGTTCGTCACGTTGGTCGGTTCAATGACTTGGAGGACGAGCTAACCGCGTTCACCACGTATGGTTATGTAGGTGGCGACAGCCCGAACCGTGCGGATGCGCTGATCTGGTGTCTCGCTGAGTTGTTCCCTAGCGTGGTAAAGCCTCGCAAGGAAGCGCCCAAGGCTGTCACCGTTCCCACGATGGCGTCGGCGTTCGCTAAGCGCTGACTTGCCTGCAGACTTAAATGGCGGTATCTAGATACCGTTCCGGACCGCACCTCCGGGCATAACAGCCGAGGTGCGCCTAGTGAATATCAGCGATCATGACCTGCTCGAAAAGGCTCTGCGGCAGTTCGACGAGAACGCAGTCGAGACGCTGGACGAGCGTCGCATTGCGCTTGAGGATCGCCGCTTCGTGTTCATCGAAGGCGCGCAGTGGGAAGGCGAGATGGGCGAGCAGTTCGAGAACTCGCCTCGGCTGCAGATCAACAAGACCCAGCGCGGCCACGACAAGATCATCAACGACTATCGCGCCAACCGCTTCACGGTGAACTATCGCCCTGTCGGCGCAAACGGTGACGATGACACGGCCAAGCTGCTCAACGGCCTGCTGTATGCTGACATTTATCGTTCCAAGGCCGGTCTCGCGTTCGACAATGCCTTTGGCGAAGGCGCTGCTGGCGGCATGGGCGCCTGGCGTGTGTGTAACGAGTACGAGGACGAGAGCGACGACAAGAACGATCACCAGCGCATCCGTGTCGATATCATCGCGGATGCCGATCAGGTGGTGTTCTTCGACCGCGCCTCCAAGCTCTACGACAAATCAGATGCGCGCTATGCCTATGTGCTGAACCCGATGACGCCTGACGCCTTCAAGGAGGAATATGGCGAAGAGCGACAAGTGGATTTCCCACAGGGAACGATCCAGCGCTCTTTCGACTGGTTTACGTCCGAAGTGGTTTGGGTGGCGGAATACTACCACGTTGAGGACGTGACACGCGAGCTGCGCATCTACTCACGCGAGGCGACCGAGGAGGAAATTCGCTACTGGACTGAGGACATGCCGGATGATCTCGACAAGGATCTAAAGGCACGTGGCTTCGAGCGCCGCGCGCGCAAGATCAAGCGCAAGCGGGTCCACAAGTGGATACTGAGCGGCGCGGAAGTGCTGGAAGATTGCGGCTACATCGCCGGTGAACGCATCCCGATCATTCCGTTCTACGGCAAGCGCGTCATCATTGACAATATCGAGCGGTTCAAGGGCCACGTGCGGGACGCTAAGGACCCGGCGCGCGCTTACAATGCCCAGGTGTCCAAGCTGATCGAGACGGCTAGCCTCGCGCCGCGCGAGGTGCCGATCGTTGCACCTGAGCAGGTGGAGGGCCTGCAATCTCACTGGGCCAACATGAACATCGAGCGCCATCCCTATGCGCTGCTCAACCCATTGATCGATCCCTTATCCGGCGGCATCGTTCAGACCGGCCCGGTGTCTTACATCAAGCCACCGGACGTGCCGCCCGTATGGGGGGCGATCATCCAGCTCACTGGCAACGACATCGCTGAGATCACCAATGGCGATGATGGCTCAATGGAGGTCAAGTCCAATGTCTCAGGCGAGGCCATGGACATCGCTGCATCTCGCGTTGACGCCAAGTCGTTCATCTACATGGACAACTTCAAGCTCTCGATGCAGGCTTTCGGTGAGGTGTACTACTCGATGGCCAAAGAGGTCTATGTCGAGGAGGGCCGCGAAGTCGAGGTGATGAGTGAGGATGGGGAGACATCGATCGCCACGCTTCAGGAGCTGCACACCGACAAGGGCACAGGCGTAACAGCCAAGCGCCACGATCTGAGCGTTGGCCGCTTCAACGTGGTGGCCGACGTCACCGAGGCGACAGCGACCCGGCGCGACAAGACCGTGCGCACGATGATGACCTTGGCGACTGCCGCCACCAGCGTGCAGGACATGGCGCTGGGCCAAGCTGCGTTGCTGACCGCGATCGGCAACATGGATGGCGAGGACATGGGTAAGCTGCAAGACTACGCCCACAAGCGTGCGGTAGAACTCGGCCTAGATGAGATGACGCCCGAGGAGCAGGCCCAGGCTCAGGCCGCACAGCAGAACGCGCAGCCTAGCGCTACGGACATGGCGCTGCAGGCACAGGCCAAGGACTTCGAGGCGTCGGCGGCACAGAAGAGCAGCCAGGTTGATCTCAATAAGGCCAAGACGGTGCAGACGCTGGCGAGCGCCGAAAAGACGAGCGCCGAATCACAGCAGATCAGGAACACCCCGGCTCAGCTTCCAAATGTCAACGACTTCTTGGGTAAGGCCGCTTGATTAGTTGAGTGAGCCTTGTTACATCGACCAAGCGCGGGGGCGTGGGAGTAAGAGCGCATGCGCGATGAAGCAGAGCCCCTTGAGCTTGTAGACGAAGTGATCGACCATAATGAATTGGGCGATCAGGACGGCGATCAAGGCGTAGATCAGAACGAAGACGAGCAGCACGGCGACGAGGAGGAATCCTTTGTCGGTTTTGCTGAAGAACCGGAAGGTGACGAGGAGGAGACGCCTCTCATAAAGCGTCTTCGTGAGCAAAACCGAGAGCAGGCGCGCAAACTACGCCAGCTAAGCCGCAGCCCGTCTCCTTCTGCGAATGACGACGATCCCGAGCCGACGATCCCGCCTCGCAAGCGCATCGAGGACTTCGACTACGATGGCGACGCCTTCAACGCCTATGACGATCAGCGCGCCGACGCCGTGGACGCACATACGGCATGGAAGCTGCGCGAGGACCAACGCAAGTCCGCACGCAGCAGCCAGGAGGCCGAGCAGGCACGCCAGCTAGAGCAGCAGGTCAAGGCCCTCAAGGTGTCGGACTACAAAGATCGCGCGGCGCTTGTTCGTGACCGGCTGACCGATCAGCAGATGGCGATCCTCGTCAGTGGCGCCGACAATCCCGCTCAGGTGATCTACGCGCTGGGGCGGTCCGAGACGCGCCTTGATGCCCTAGCCAGTGAAGACAATCTCGCTCGTTTCGCTGTCACGCTCGGCAAGATGGAAAAGGAAATCAAGGTGACGAAGCGCAAGGCCCCTGCTCCCGAAAGCCGCGTACGTGGCGCCAGCGCTGCGCCGTCTGCCTCCGGGTCCGACAAGCAACTTGAGCGCTTGGAGGCGGAGGCCGCACGCACAGGGAACCGCTCCAAGCTGATCGCCTACAAGGCCGGTCAGCGCAATCGCGCCGCATAAGGACACAGACATGGCAGAACGCACTCTCACGCCCGAAGAAGTCGCCCGCGCTCAATTGGCCGGCATCCCCGCTGATCGCCCCGGCTTGCTCGGTGACTTTCCCAAGATGCTCTACAAGAAGGGCACGCCAGGCATGGACCAGCATGCGCTTGCATCTGATGCGAACGGCGGCGTCTCTCACCTGCCGATCGCTGGCCACTCGGGCCTGACTTACCTCACAGTGGAAACCTTGGAGGACGAGCTAGCTGCCCTTGATGAGGGATGGGTTGCGAGTATTGCACTGGCGACGGCGGCACCGGCGAAGAAAGCAGCGGCGTGACCACCAAGCGCCAACTCATCGAGCAGATGTTCGTCGAATGCGGCCTCAATGGCTGGGAATACGACATTACGCCCGAAGAGAAAGACCGCGCCCTGATCCGGCTCGATGCCTTGATGGCCGAGCTGCAAGGGCGCGGTTTGGCGCTTGGGTACAATGCCCCTGCCGACATCGGCGGCGGCGATCTGGACGATGATCTGGGATGCTCGCAGCAGGCGTTCTATGGCTTGGCCGTGCTGGGAGCTGAGCGCTTATGCCCGAGCATGGGAAAGACGCAGAGCAAGGAAAGCCGGATTGCCTTGCACAACGCGATGAAAGCAGTTCGCTCGGCAGCGGCGGTTCTGGTGCCGGCCACTACGTTGCCGATCGGCACTCAACTTGGCTCCGGGCGCCGCTTCTTCCGCCCCTCGCCTAGCTGGTCAAACTAGTGCGCATTCCGATCGTATCTGGCACTAGGGCGACTGAGGCTGGCACGTTCCTCACCAGCTATCCGATCAATCGTGAGCCCGTTCTAAAAGACACAGGCATTTCAGAGGGATACCTTGCCCCGGCACCAGGTATTACGCAAATGGCAACTGGACCTGGCCCCGATCGCGGCGGTATAAATTGGAATGACGCATGTTATCGCGTCATGGGTTCTCGCCTGGTCAAGATTGCGGCAGACTGGACTATTACAGACTTAGGCGATGTTGGCTTAGGTGGTCCGTGCGGGTTCGATTATAGTTTTGACAACCTCATCATCAACAGCGGCCATTGGTTGTTTTACTGGAATTGGGCCAACGGTTTGCGGCGAGTGGCGGACATCGACCTTGGCCATGTTCTGGATGCCCAATGGATCGATGGCTATACCATGACGACGGACGGCACCTCAATTGTAGTCACCGACCTAAATGATCCTATGTCAGTCAACCCGTTGCGATATGGGTCGAGCGAAGAGTCTCCTGACCCGGTTACTGGCTTGGGCCACATGCATGGCGAAGGCTATGTATTCAATCGTTACACAATTCAGGTGATCCAAAACGTCGGCGGTGCCGGCTTTCCGTTTGCCTCAATCAAGACGGCCACGATTCCTTATGGATGCGTCGGGTCGCGTGCCAAGTGCCGCTATATCGGTACTTACGCTTTCGTTGGCGGCGCAGATGGTGGCGCGCCGGGCGTGTGGCTTATGGGCGCAGGCGATGCGAACAAGATCAGCTCGGAAGAGGTGGATGCAGATCTAGCGGAACTCAGCGAGGCTGATCTCTCCAGCGTCTGGCTTGAAAGCCGCGCCATGGCAGATGACCAACGTTTGATAATGCATCTGCCGAAACGCTCTTGGGGGTTCTCGTCGCAGGTGTCCCGCAAGTCGGCTGTCAAGACCTGGTGCCAATATGTGTCCGGCGTTGATGACGATAGTGGCTTCGACGGGAGGGGGCTTGTCTACTGCTATGGCAAATGGATCGTCGGCTCAAAGAATGGTTCAATCGGTTATCTCGACCCGCTGACGGCACGGCACTACGGTCGTGATGTCATGTGGCGTTTCGATACCAACCTCATCTACAACGAAGCGTTGCGCGGCATCCTCCAGTCAATTGAACTTATCGGTACGCCAGGGCGGGGCAATGTCGATGGCCGAGTTTTTTGGTCCTACACCAAGGACGGGGAAATATGGTCGATGGAGCGTGCCGCATCGTCGGGCCGATTAGGCGAGCGGACTAAGCGCATCACATGGCGTCCCGGGGCACGGTTTGAGCAATATATGGGCCTGCGCTTTCGTGGCCTAGACGCATCGTTGATGGGCATCGCGCGCCTTGAGGCTCAAATCGAGGGACTGGCTTGATGCAAGCCGAAACCAAAACGCTTCCGCGCGCGACAATCGGTGAGTTTATTAGCTCACCACGCGGTGTCCGCGCGTTTGAAAGCCTGCAAGGCGATACCGAAAAGTTATATGCTGCAGTTGATCAGGCCCAATTTCTTACTCTTACCTCGGATGCCAACCTAAGCAGCGCCCGGCGTTTTGCTCCGGCAGAGGAGGATTTGTCGGGCGAAGACGGGGGCGCCGGAGGTGACTATATTCTGCGGTTAGCCGCCACAACTGTGGCCTCTGGTGGGTACGGCGATGCGTCTCATATGGTCAAGGTGACCTTTGACGCTAAAGGCCGCGCTACTGACGCAGAGTCCTTCGAGCTGAACAGCGACAACGTGGCCGAAGGCGTCACCAACCTGTTCTTTACCAACGCGCGCGCGCGTGAGGCGCTAAGCGCTGGTGAGGGCATCGACTACGATGCTTCCTCGGGTGAGATCGCCTTGGACCCGGCCAGCACTCGGAACACTGATCACGCTTTAGTGGAAGTTCAGGCGGGACCGGGACTAACTGGCGGCGGAGACATCACTGAGACGAGGACAATAGCGCTGGAGGAGGTTGGCGCGGCAGGTACCTATGGAAGCCCGACATCGATCACCGTGGACCAATACGGGCGAGTGACTGCAATCAGTTGACACTTCAGCGGTAAGATAGTACCTCCTGAACCAGGTAGATAGCGAGCGGCGCCGGCTCATCCTGAACGAAGGTTCGGACTCTGGGCGCGCTTCTAACCCTTTCTCGTGATGCGGATGCAATCAATCGGGTGATCAACCACCCTGACGTGCGCCCGTACGCCGGCTTGCCGGATGCCGGTTATCTCGACTTCGCGCCGCTCGCCTCATGTCCCGAACACGCCTTCCTGGTGGGTGAGCATGGAGGCTTCATGCTGCTGTGGAGCGCTCCTGGCGTGCGTGAATTGCACGTTTTCATGCTGCCCGAGGGTCGCGGCAAATGGGGCTTCGACACCCAAGCTGAAGTGATCGCTTTCGCCCGAGATCATGATGTCCGCATGCTGTGGGCACGTATCGAACCGTCCATGCGCCATCTCGCGATGTACGCCCGCAAAGGCGGCATGAAGCCTACTGGCGAGATCATCGAGACCACGGGCGTTCCCTACCGCATCTTTGCCATGGAGGTGTCTTCATGCCGCCCGCAGTAGCTATCGCAGGCGTAACCGCTGCCGCCTCGATCGGTGGCTCGGCGCTGGCCGCGTCGTCGCAGAAGAAGGCCGCGAACAAGGCGGCTGCTGTTCAACAGGCTTCTGACGCACAGGCGATTGCCGAGCAGCGCCGACAGTATGACCAGACCCGCACTGACCTCTCCCCCTTTATGCAAGCGGGGCAGGCTGCGCTTGGAGGTCAGGGCGATCTCTTGGGCCTGAATGGATCTGGGGCTCAGCAATCATCGATCGAAGCGCTCAAAGCATCCCCACTGTACCAAAGCCTGTTCGGTAACGGCCAGGATGCCCTTCTGGCAAATGCCTCAGCCACGGGTGGCTTGCGCGGCGGCAACACGCAAGGGGCTTTGGCCAACTTCGGACGCGATACATTGGCAGGAGTCATTCAAAGCCAACTGTCGAATTTGGGCGGAGTATCCCAGCAGGGCCAAAACGCAGCGGCCCAGGTTGGCTCGTTCGGCGCTAACTCGGCTAACAGCATCACAGGTCTGCTGCAGAGCCAGGGGCAAGCGCAGGCTGGCGCGGCGCTGGCAGGCGGCGCGGCGAGTGCTGGACTCATCAACAACGCTGCTGGCGCGCTTGGCTCTCTCGCCGGCAACACCAATGTCCAGCAATGGGTGGGGAAGCTGTTCTAATGCCCCAGCCCTACGACTATCTCGGCGCGATGGGTGGTGTGCCCAATATCTCCCAAACGGTGCAGAATGCCGTCTTAGGAGAACAACAGCGGCAGCAGAACCAATTTATCCTTGACGACAAGTACCGCGCAGATGAGGCGCAAAAGGCGCTTGGTGATTTAGTCGCTAGTAGTACGGGTATTGGCGGGTCAGGACTTGTCGCCACGCCTGAGCAGATTGCGCAAAGTGAGGCTCTAGACCGACGTTTCGGCACGTCGGGTGTAGCAGCTAATGATCCCGCTACCAGCAGCGAAGCTCTGGCGCGCTTGGCTCATGCCGATCCAGCGGCGGCGCAGCGCTATATTCGTCAGCAGCGCATGCAGCAGGACTACGCGACTCTTATCGCGAACCCAAATGGTAGGAGCGTAGGCCGGTTCATGATGACCTATCCCGAGGCTGCGGAGGGCATCAAGAAGGGTTGGGACACACTCTCGGGCGCGCAGCGAGATGCTGGGATCAAGACCAGCGCCGACGTCTACGGCTACCTAAACGCAGGCAACCCGCAGGCCGCGATCGACCTGCTCAAGTCCCACATGGAGGCATCTGGTCAGACGGGTGAGGATGTGTCAGCGTATCCGCAGTTAATCCAGCATATCCAAGACAATCCAGATAGCGCACGCGCCCTCGCGGGCATCAACCTGGCGACCGCACTCGGCCCGGAAAAGTTTGCAGACAACTTCGGCAAGATCGGCAGCGAGCAGCGCGACAACGAGGTGCAGCCTTACAAGGTGCAGCAAGAAGCCGCCAATGCCTCTATCAAAGGTACAGAGGCGCAATTCGCACCGGCCAAGGCTCAAAGCGACCTTGAGACAGAGGCCTCGAACCGCGAACGTCAGGCAGCGCAAACCGCGAACGACGTGGCGACTCTCGCCCTCAATCGCGACAAGCTCGAACTCGACCGAGACACGCTTACGTCCAACATCGGGTTAAAGCTGGAAGAGTTGGACCGCCAAGGCACACAGCTAGATGCCAGTGGCAAGCAGGCCATCAACTCGGCGGTAGGGGAATCCGTCTCTGCGTCCGCGCTGGCCGATCGCATGAACAACTTGGCCGATCGCATGAAAGGCGTGGACATGAGCCAAGGCTGGGACGCGGCGCTGCGCGAGAAAGGCAAGGGCTGGCGCGGCGCACAAGATCCTGTGTCGGCCCTGCGCGCCGAGTACAGCCAAATCGTCAACGCGCAGGCGGTCAAGAATCTTCCCCCCGGCCCTGCATCGGACAAGGATATCGCGCTCGCCAAGCAGGGCTTCCCGCCACCAACCGCATCGGCAGAATATCTGCAATCGTTCCTGCGCGGCATGGCCAAGATGCAAGGCGCCGTCGCCGCTGGAGCTGATCGCAAAGCCAACTGGATCGCCGCTAATGGCAGTTTGGCGCCATCTCGCAAGGACGTGGAAGTTGGTGGTGTGATGGTCCCGGCAGGTACGACTTTTGCCGAGTTCAACGGCAATGCAATCAAGCGCTCCAAGCAAGGCGAAATGCCTGCGGGTCTTGGCGGCATCTTGAAAAAGTACGGTGGCCGGTGAGTCTCGATCCTACCATAGTCCGGTTCTTCGAGAAGAAGGGCTACAGCACCGAGCAGGCCAAGGGCATCGCCGCTGGCATCTTTGCTGAGACCGCGAATGACCACACCGCGTTCAACAGCGCAGGCGGTGGCCAAGGTGCGTATGGCCTCGGCCAATGGCGCGGACCCCGCCTGAAGGCGCTCCGTCAGCAGTTCGGTGACGCTCCAACCAAGCAGCAGCAATTGGAGTTCCTTCATCGGGAACTGCAGGGCGGCGATCCGGGCGGCGCTCTCGTCACCGCCAAGAAGAATGCGCGCGCTACATTCGAATCGTACATCAAGGATTTCATGCGTCCTGGTGGCGGTGCGTCTGGTGACCTCAAGCGCGGGTATGGAGCGCTGGGTGTGAAAGGAGGTGATCCTGCATCTGCCGGTGGCGGGTCAACATTCGATCGAGTAGCGGCCCGCCGTCGCGCGCAAACAGGTCCGTCGATGCAGTCGGTCTATGATGCATACCGTAGGACCGGCAAACCCGGCGGCATGACCCGGCAGGACGCGGCTCAGTTCGAGCGGGCCGTGAACGATGGTCATGTCATGCTTCCTCGCGGCGCAGCGCTGCGGGTACGGCCTGCGGCACCCGTGCTGCCCAAGTCAGTGGTGGAGGCCTACAACTCGCATCGCATGGATGATGACCCGGAGGCTAGGGCCGAGTTGGACCGTGCGGTTGCTGCTGGTGAGATTTCGTTGCCACGCGGCATGAGCCTGCAGGCGCCCAAGACGCGCACTGTAGGCGATCGGCTCGGCATGGGAACGCGCAGCATGCTCGAAGGCGCCGGCGGCGTGTTGGACGTCATAGGGGCTCCCGTAAACCAGACAATCAACGCCATTGCAGGTACCAAGCTATCACCCACACCAGGCAAAGACTTGGGCACGATGGCGTCGGATGCTCTTGGCTTTGCCAAGCCCGAGAGCAATGCTGAGATGACGGCGGATGCAGCTATCGCCGGCGGCACCCAAGGGCTTGTGACTGCCGGAGCTGGGTTGGCGCTGTCTGGCGCGCGTGGTGCAGCAGGCGCTGCTGGGCGGGCGCTATCCTCTAGCCCATTGCTCGATACGATTTCAGGCGCTGCCGCTGGTGGCGCTCAAGAGACTGCCCGTCAGGCCGGTGCGGGACCTGGCGGGCAGATCGTGGCGGGGCTGCTTGGGGGTGCGCTCCCGATCGGCCTCGCTGCGACTGCGGAACGCGCTGTTGGTCGGCTTGGTCGTGGCCTACCCGATGTGGTGGCCGACACCCCACGTGCCGCCCTGATTGATGAGGGCGGCAATCTTACGCCCGATGGCGTTGAGGTGGCGGCGCGTCATGGCGTTTCGCCTGATGAGTTGCAGCAGGCCTACGATGCGCCGCCACAGGTTCAGCGTGCCACGGCCAATGACGATGCAACACCCGCTGCAGCGCGCGAAGCGACGACGGGCGAGCCGATTGCCGCCGCACCCGAAGGTCCGGTACAGGAACAGCCTCGCGTTGAGGCGCCCACTAATGAGCCTACTGATCTACCGCCGCAGCCAAATGCGCCGAATGAACCGAATGCTGATGCTCCCCTCCCCTTGGCCGCCACGGCTCGTCTAAGCCAAGCAGACGAGTTCGGCATTCCGATGACGCGCGGACAGGCTACCAAGTCCTTCGACATTCAGGACCGAGAGCAGCGGCTTCGTAACAGCAACGGCCCGGAAGGTGAGGCCATGCGCCAATTCACCGCAAACCAAGCCGAGCAGGTCAAGCAAGCGACAACCAAGCTTCGCGAAGCGTTCGGTGACACTACGGCCTCTTCGGAGGATCGCGGCACGATCGTTCAGGATGCGGTGCGCGAGCTTCGCGATTTGGGACAGAAGGGTGTGTCTGCGCTCTACCGCCAGGCAAAGGAGCTGGGGCAAGAGGTTCCGCTAGAGACATCCGGCATCCGTAGCGCCTATGATCGTTTGATGGTTGAGGCCGACGTGCCCGACAGCGTGAAGAACGTGCTGACCCAGGAAGCGGCACGGTACGGCATTATCGGCAAAGCCTCGGGTACTGCCGAGAACAAGATCACTACTGTCAAGATCGACGACGGCATGGGCGGCGAGCGTCCGCTGAAGTTCTATGGTGAGCCCGAGGCTTTGCGTCTTGATAACGCCGAGGCGTTCCGGCAGGTTGTGAGCAAGCAATATCAGGCTGATGGCGGGCAGAAGCTTAGCCAGATCCTGAAATCCGCGATAGATGATGCCACCGAAGAAGCCGCGACCAAGCTGGCGAGATACGGCCAGGGTGGCGCGAAGGTGCCTGATGCTCTGAAAGCTGCACGTGACGCACATATCAAGCAGGTCCAGACCTATAAGGCTGGAGATGTGGTCCAACAGATTGCCGACTGGAAGAAAGGCAAGGAGGGCATCACCGGGACGCTTAGCCCTGAGCAAGTGATGGCCAAGGCGCTTGGCAAGACAAGCGATCTCAAGCGCATCAAGGCGGTGTTGCTGTCTAGTTCAACCCCAGCCTCTAAGGCAGGGTGGAGAGCTATTCAGGCGCATGGCTTGGCGACCATCTATGACAAGGCGCTGACCCGCAATACCAACTTGGGCGGCGAGATAACTGAGGCAGTATCGGGCGCAAAGCTGCGCAGTGCGATCGAGGCGTTTGGCACCGATAAGCTCAAGGTGTTGCTCGACCCATCTGACTTCAACACCATGATGAAGCTGCGGCGTACGATCGAGGATGTCACGATCCCTATCGCCGGCACGACAAACCCGAGTGGCAGCGGGAATCTGCTGATGCGCTTGGCGAAAGATGCCGACAATCAAGTGACAGCAGCGTTCGGTGCAGCCGGTTTCGCGGTTGGCGGGCCAGCTGGTGGTGCGATCGGTGGTGCGATCGGCCGTACGATCTCGCCTGCGATCAAATCCGCGCGCGAGGGGCGTCAAGCCGCAGAGACGCTAAAAGGCGCAACCGAATACAGCGCTGTGCAAGCTGCTGCCGAAGCTGGCGATACGCCAGGCTATGCAAGCCGCGCTGCTGGCGCGCTAAAGGATACCGGCTCCAAAAGCCTCCGCGCCTTCATCGACACATACAGCAGCCCGCGCATCATCGCGCCGCTGCTAGTTTCCACTGCAGGGGCTGAGTAATGGGCACGCAGGTACTAAATCCTTTTCCGACTTTCTCAACCCGGCTTGGGTCAGCTCTATCTTTGGGTTACGTCTACGTCGGACAGCCCAACCAGGATCCTGAGCTGTACCCCAAGAGCGTATTTTGGGACGCGGGATTGACGGTCCCCGCCTCACAGCCGCTTCGGACTGATGGAGGGTTCATCCTTGATGGTGGCGATCCAGCTCAGATTTTTGTTGATGGGCACTTTTCCATACGCATCCGTGACAAAGCGGGTGTGCAGGTACTCTACCAAGCCGATGTATCCGATCCATTCGGTGATATCTTAGGAGATCTCTTTGACGCAACCGGGGCCGCACTCGTCGGCTTTGGGCACACCGCCCCCTACATCTCCAAGACCGTAGGCGATCGGCTGAGCAAGACGGTCTACGTCACCGACGACGACTTCAACGCCACGCCTGACGGCCCTTACTGCACGAACGCTATCCAGCGTGCGTTGGATCAGGGCGCGTCGAAGATCATTCTGCCAGCGCTGCGGACCGGCCAGAACTACCGCATCGAGGGAACTCTTGAACTACCCTCACAGGTCGAGATAGTAGGTCAAAATCGTTGGGCTACTGGCATCGTCTCGGACGATCTGGATGCGCCGATCTTTTATGGTAATAGCGTTCAGCACGTCACCTTCAAAGATCTACGCCTCGCCTACAATGGCGTGCCTCGAATCGGCGCTGATGGTATTCAACTTGAAGATAGCTTCACGTGTCAGCTTCTCGGCGTTTGGCTAAACAATACGTACAATGGCGTGCGATTTGAAGGTGGCGGTAACGCGAATATTCTTGATTACCGCTCGTTTGGCTACAAGGGCGCCGGGCTCATGGTGTC